CTAATATCAATACGCAGACCATTATCTATATGGCCTTTGCCGAGTCCCCTTTTAAAACAGCAACCGCCCGATAGGAGGCACACATGACATCAATCTATAAATGCTGCCACGGGCAGACCATTCGACCCGGTAAGGCGTGGACTGACGGAGACGGGGTTATGCATCCCGCAAGCTGGCACACCTACAGCGCAGAGCGCAAGGCAGAACTAGGTATCACCGAAATCGTGCAACAGCCGCATCCTGATAGCCGATTGTACACTTGGTCCTACAACGACGACGGTACGGTCAACAGCACAGCTAAGTCACTGGATGACGTTAATGCAGTTGACGAAAACGGCGATCCCATTATGGAAGACGGCGAACAGGTCGTTACCAAGGGCGTCAAGTCGAACCTGATTGCCGAAGTCAAGGCGCAGCAAGGCGCACTGTTGTCCCAAACTGACTGGGCTGTGATCCGCAACGCTGACACTGGTACAGCGGTTCCTGACAACATTGCAACCTACCGTGCTGCTATCCGGTCCAAAGCCACAGAGATGGAAACGGCAATCACTAACGCTGCCGACACTGCCGCCATCGCTGCGCTGTTTGTGACGTATACACTGGAAGACGATGGCAGCACCACAAAGGCTGGAATCCTGTACGACTGGCCTGAGCTTGAAGAATGATCGGTAAGATAGTAACCCTTTCTCTTCTCACTATATTTATCATAGCATTTATGATACGTTCTCCTTCTGCATATGAAATACCTTGTGTAGGAAAAGAAGAAAGTCAAATATTTGAACCTTCTGAACTGGTTCGTGGTTATGGAATTAGAGAAGGAGCTTTGGTTAAACTATCTGTTAGTTCTGAAGGATACTGGCTTCTTACGTTATCCCCTCCTGAACTAGAAGGTGCGGTTTGTATAGTTTTTATGGGAACGGATTGGAAGTTTGTAACTCCTAAAGATACTAAAGAAGAGGTTAAGCATGGAAGGAGCAATTGATTTAAGAACCGTATTAACCTTGGGAGGTGTTTTGTTTAGTGTAGCTGGAGCCAGTGCTGTAGCTAAAATGCAAATAAAACAACTATCAGAAGCTTTAGAAGACGTAGAGCAACGTCTAAGAAAAATGGATAGTAGGTGTGACAAGCTTAATACCTCTACAGAAACTCAGGAGCAACGTATAGACGTTCTTTCTAAGATGGCTTCTCCAGAAAACCTTAGGCGGGATCACATGCAACTAGCAGAAATGCTAACTAATGTTAAACAGCTTGAAAAAAATTATGACCGACTCTATGCCATGCACAACGGCAAACATCCGCCAGTAGCCAACGAAAGGAAAGCAGAATAATGTTAAGCTTAGTAGGATCACTTCTTGGGTTTGCTACTTCAACTGGCCCCGGCCTTTTCAAGATGTACATGGAAGGCAAGCAGGATGTCAGGGACAAAGAGCATGAACTTAAGATTATGGCTCAACAGTCTCAGGATCGTAGAGATGAAGCTGTAATTACCAGTGTAGGTGAAACTAACATAGCGGTACATAAGAATGCCGATGAACACACCAAACGTGCTAGCCAGTGGGTAGTCAACCTGTCTGCCACGGTACGTCCCCTGATTACCTACTTCTTCTTTCTTGAGTTTGTCCTTCTAACTTTCCTGTCAGCCTTTGGTCTTATTAGCGTAGAGTTGTTTGACAAGCTGTGGTCAGATGAAATCGTGGGTATCTTTAGTGTCATCATTAGCTTTTGGTTTGGTCAACGTCTGGTTAGCAAGTGGTCTAAATGATAAATAAGAAAGGTCTGGAGTTAATCGAAAGCTTCGAGGGTTTTCGTTCTGAACCTTACAAAGACGTAGCCGGTATCTGGACAATAGGTGTAGGATCAATATACGGACTAGACGGAAGCAGAGTTACCAGAGATCACAGGCCGATTACAAAAGAAGAAGCGTTTGGTCTGATGGAACGAGACTTGAAGACAACGGTAAACAGGTTAGGGAACCTAATTAAAGTACCAGTAAATGAAAACCAGTTAGCTGCTCTAGCTAGTTTTGTCTACAACATAGGATCAGGAGCGTTTCAACGAAGCACAGCAAGAATGAAGCTAAACAGAGAAGATTACTTTGGTTGTGCCGATGAGTTTCTTAAGTGGAAGTATGCAAACAAAAGAGTTATCCCCGGTTTGCTGAGAAGAAGAGAAGCAGAGCGGCAGCTATTTTTAGATGAGGAATTAACTGATGAGCTATAGGACTGTCATAGACAAGGTTTTAACGAGGCTTAGAGAGGACACTATTGGTGCTGATTGGGTTGGGGCTATCTCCTCTGCATCTGAAGTAGATGCCTATCAGAAGCTCATCGGAGAGCTTGTAAACGAGGCTAAGGATATTGCCGAGGATTCTTGGAACTGGACTGCACTACGTTCTGTTGAAACAGTAACTACAGCAGCTTCTACAGCTACCTATGATATGTCTAACGTAACCGACAGAACACGTATCTTGCAGGTTATAGACAACACCAACGATAACAAACTGAAGCAGATCAGTGACTCACACTTTTACAACCTGACTTACATCGGTGACACTCAGACTGCTAACCCCAGCTACTACCGTTTGAACGATAATGACATCTCCTTCTGGCCTACTCCAGACGCGGTGTATGACATCAAGGTACACGCAGTTATTCCTCAGGCTGATCTCACGTCAGCTACAGATACCTTTACTCTTCCTGAAAATATCATCGTTCTTGGAGCTTACTCACTAGCTTTGGCAGAACGTGGAGAAGACGGTGGTACAACCTCTGACCTTGCTCTACGACGCTTTCAGCAAGCATTGGGAGATGCCATTGTACAAGACGAGAACCGAACTGTAAACGAGACGACGTGGTATGCCAGTTAAACCAGTTACCCCGGTAATCCTTAAGGGTATAGGTTCCAGAGGACTTAATACCCAGACCCAGAGTTCTACAATTGGTCCTGAATTTCTGACTGAGGCCAATAACGTAGTTTATGATCTGGAAGGTCGTATGGGTCCAAGGAAGGGTATTAAACAGATTACAAGTGCGGTAGCATCTCCTGTGAAATCCATAGGAGAGTTTGTTAAATCTGACCGTACCAGAGAATACTATGGTGGTTCTGGAGCAACTATTGTAAAGTTAAACTTTGCTACTACTCCAGATACTCTAGTTACTCAAACTTTCTCAGGAACTCCTCAAACCATTACCGATAGTAACTGGCAGTGGATAAACTTTAATGATGAGTTTTGGGGTGTACAGGCAGGTCATAAGGTTATCAATTTCGATGGAACAACTTGGAAAGATATTGATGACCTGTCCGGTTACCACGCCCCCTCTGGTGTTACTACCTTTGATCCTAACTGCGCTCTTGGTGAGTTTGGTCGTATTTTTTACGGCGGTGTTACTGAAGCAAAAGGAACTTTGTTTTACTCAGACAACCTCATTGGTCAGGACTTAAACACAGGAGCTTCTGGTCAGCTTGATCTAAAAACTGTCTGGGGTAATGATGAGATAGTTGGTTTAGGTTCTATTGAAAACAAAATAGTAATCTTTGGTAAACAGAACATTGCTATTTATTCTGGTGCCACTAACCCAGCTACTATGGTTCTTGACGAACTTATCCGAGATGTAGGGTTAGCAGGTAGAGATAACATTGTATACGTAGACTCTGATGTAGTTTTCCTAAGCTACGAAGGTCTTCAGTCGCTCTCTCGTATACAACAGAGTGATGGTAAATCTCCTTTGGAAGGTCTGTCTCTTACAGTGCGTAACGACCTTACAAGGCTATTATCTTCGGCAGACGTGGGTAACATCAAGAGTGTTTACTACCAGAAAGAAGGTATTGTAATTACCTTCATGCCTGATGATAACAAGGCATACGTATTTGATTTTACTGTAGGCAAAAGGGCGCTTCCTCGGATAACCACTTGGACATTTAAAGACAACCCCTTGTGTGCCGTCAGTACTTTAAGTGGTGAGCTTTACATGGGTTTATCGGACTCTGTTGCAGAATACGACGAATACTATGATGTAGCTTTAGATGGCGGTGGTAATGAAGTTACTAGCGATTACAACTGGCTTTTTCAAACTCCTTGGTTGGACTTCGGTGACCCTGTGTTTACCAAGATACTCAAGCAAGGCTTGTTTACCATTACAGGTGGCGAGGGAGCAGCGGCTACCGTAGAAATTTCTAAGGATTACGAAGAGGACTCTAAGTTTTCCAAGACATTTAACCTAACCAGTGATGCAGTTAAGTTTTTATATGGCGCTGCAAACTCACTATACGGATCAGCTAAATATGCTCCCGCTGCTAGTCCTAGAGAATATAGAGTATCTCTTGCCAGAGCAGGTAAAACAATTAGACTTAAGATGACGTTTGACGTAACTGGTCATTACTCAAGCTTGATTAACACAACACTTCTTACCAAACAAGGTAAAGTTAGATAATTTAATAGAGGAAAAAAACATGTCACTTTTTGACACTATAGGCTCAGTTTTATCCGCAACAAATCCTGCCTCTAATTTGATAGGTGCGGGACTAAGCTTCTTTGGTCAACGAGAGCAAGCTTCAGCCGCACGGGACGCCGCTCAGGCTCAAGCACAGGCAGCTAGAGATGCGGCAGCGGCTGCAACAGATACTGCTACGCCCTACACTGTAGCATCCCTTGGTGGTATAGCGGAGTTTGATCCAGATAAACAAGCTGCATTGCTTACGCTTTCTCCAGAGCTTACGGATATCTACCAAGGTGGTCTTAGCCGTAGCGGTTTGTTCGGTACTCAGGCTGCTCAGTATGCTTTTATGGACCCCTTTGCAGCAGGAGAACAGTTTTATCAGCAAATGCAGCCTTTCTTTGAAGAGGAAGAGGGCAAGGCCAGAACTGACCTAGAAACACGTCTGCTTGCACAGGGACGCCTTGGTAGCACTGGTGGTGCTGAACAACAGAGGGCGCTTGAAGAAGCTATTCAGAAGTCCAGAGCGCAGCGTAGGACCACTGGGTTTACTCAAGCACAGTCTTTGATTGACACTCTTCTCGGTAGAGAACGTGGCGACATTGCTAAGTCTGTTGGTCTTCTTGATATTCCGCTTCAACAGGCTAATGTTGGACGTGGTGTTGGTGGTACTGTTGGTAGTGTTGCAGCGGCTGGTCTTCAGTCTCAGGCAGCATCTCAGCGTCTTCTTGCTCAAACTCAAGCACTAGACCCCGGTTTGTTTGGTACTCTAGCGTCTGGATTAGGTAGTACAATACGAACAAACTCTTTGATTAATCAGTTAAAAAGATAGGAAACGTAATGGCTACTGAACTTCCTCCTTTTCTGATTAATTATCTTTTAAATCGAGGTCTATTTTCCGATAGATTTTCTGCACAAGAGGATACTCAAGAAACTTCTAAAGAAGAAAAAGAAGAACAAGAACTTACTTTTGAAAAAGTTCTTCAAGAGATTTTAGACGGTGGTCCTGACCCGGTAGATACTACTTCAGCTACTTCAGCTACTTCAGTTTCTTCAGCACCACCTTCTTCAGCGACACCCTCAACTGGTGGTCTATTCAGTGGCGTACAGCAAGCTATAGATGATATTTTTTCTTTTGATCTGGATAAAGCTGCGGTAGATGCAGTTGAAAAAGCAACTGGACTTGATTTAAGTTTTAAAGGATTGTTTGGTATAGAAACCCCTTCGTTTATTGATGCCTATAATAGAGCGCGTCCAAGTAACGTAACTGATGCTATCATGAGAAGCCCTAATCAACCTATAGGAACAAAGATCGCCGCTGGGCTGCACCGGGGTTTAATGGCCCTTGCTCCAATTAGTGTTACGACTATTGGAACAGCACTGAACGCCTTAACGGGAGCTAGTGATCCTTATGATCCTGCTAAAGATATTGCAATAAACTATGATCCTATAGCCAATGTAACTACAATTTCATCCAAAGAACCTGTTGATTATGACCTCGAGTTAGGCCCGGAACCTAATGTAGATAGACATCAACTTGGTATGGCTTTTGACATTGCAGATATAATGGCTGCGGAACAAGCTGGAAAAATTTCAGGCATGACTATGGACTATGGTAAAGCTTACTCTGCGTGGGATTGGGCAGACCCCGGATTTAATATGGCAGGGGTAGTTGGTTCTTTAGACCCCGTGTCACAATTAACAACTGCTGCTGGTAAGACTTTAGGTTTTGATTTTGGTGGCTTTGGCGCTCCCGGTGCATTCTCAGCAGCGCCTGACTTTACAAGTCCCTTTGGATTTGCCCCCGGTTACCACAGTCCTGAGTTTGATCCTTCAAATTTAGGAGCGCCTGGCATCGATAACCCATCTTATAATCCTGATACAGGTGCTCTTGACTTTGGTTTTGATTCAGGTCTTCAAGGTGGCCGTAGCGCAGGAAAGGGCGGTCCTGACTTAGACTTTAGCGATGTAGGTGATGTTGATAGTATTTCTTACGATGATTCCGATTTTGACGATTTCTAATTAAAATTTAACGAGGAAAAAGAAATGGCAAATGGTTTGTTTAATACGCAGAACAATGCTGCACGGGTAATGCTACAGATGGAGGCTGAAAGGGCCAAGCGTATTAGGGATGCTGGTGCTGGTATGGACCCCATTGTTGCTTCTATGGCACGGGCGCAGCAAGGTATGCGTGAGAGTGTGGGTGACCTAACGAGAAGTGGCATGGGACTCTTTGGTAAGCCAGCCGCTGAAGACCCTCGTCTAACTATGGCTAAAAAGGTTGACGCAGATCGTACTGAAATACTTGCAAAAATTAGAGACTATGCCAGTGACGGAACTATTAATGAAAACGAAATGCGTGAGGGTTTTGCTCTTCTGGCTAAAAAAGGTTATATGAAAGAAGCTAAAGAATTTCTTACTATGGCTCAGTCCATGAAGAAAGAAAAAATAGATGAGATGAAGGCACTAGCTGATAGATACACTGCTAAAGCAAGTCTTCTTAAGGCACAAGGATTTGACGTAAAACCCGCAGACATGAAAAGAATAGAAGAGCAGATAGAAAAAGCAATGGGTTTCCAAGGCATGTTTACCTACAATGCTGATGGAAAAATTATATCATTAAAAACTGGAAGCTCAAGACTAGCTGATCCAGAACTTTTTAATACAGCTAATGACTATTTAACTAAAGCTACAAACATTTTCGTAGACGTTAGTAAAAAAGAAGGTACTGGTGCTGGCTACAAAGCTATGAGAAAATGGATTACAAAAAATATTAAATCTTACGGTAAAGAAGGAAGCGGCACAGGCTCTGGCCCCGGCTCTGATAATGACCCGTTAAATCTTCGGGTTAATAAGAAGGGTAAAACTTAAAATATGAATATCCAAGACATTAGAAAACAATATCCTCAATATGATGATATTTCTGATGAACAACTTCTAGAAGGAATTAGAAAAAAACATTATAGTGACTTAGATAAGGATGTTTTTTATTCTAAGATAAATAGAGTTACTCCAGAAACACCTGTTTCTGAAGACACTCCAGCTACGCCTGAAGCTTCAGAAGATCAGGAACTTAGAACACAAGACCCCTTCAAGAAAGAAATGGAGCTTCTTTCAAGCATAGCTGACAAGGCTAAAACTTCTGATCCAATGTCAATGATTGGAAATGCTCAGGTTGAAATTGGAAAAGCACAGCAAGGGGCTGGTAAAATTTGGGCAAAGGCTTTTGAAAAAATGGGACTTGCTATTCCAGAAACTTTGCTAAACATTACAAAAGTATTAGCCCCAGAAACTGCGGAAAGGATAGAACAATCTGAAACTGGACAGGCTGTCTCTACCTTTATAAACAAACTTAATCCTGTTTCTAAAGAAGAAGACTTAGCTGCTACCCTCATAACCTACTTGGGTCTTGTTGGTATTGGAAAAAAAGTAAGTCAAGACACTTTAGAACTTCTTGTGAACAGATTTGGCGCTCCTAAGGCAAAGAAAATTGCCATTGAAATGAACAAGCAGATGGGAGGTAAAGCCAAAGAGTTTCAGTCAAGAAGGCAACGTGTTCTTATAGGAACAGGAACTGCTACGGGAACTGCTGCTACCTCTATTGCCGCAGATGTTGCTCTTCGCCCTGAAGACTTGATTCTATCCGCTGAACTGGTTGATAACTTTCCAGAAACTTTTGATTACATTGCCAGAGAAATTCCTTTTGGTGATAGCTTTGTAAAGCTTGCCAATGACCTTCGCATTGCAGATACTGACAGTGAAAGAACTAAAGTTCTGAAACAGTACGGAGACGCGGCTCTTCTTGAGCTTCCTCTGAATGCTGTAGTACAGTCAATTTTCACAGTTGCTAAGTATGGTCCTAAGGCAACCATGAAGGCTGCTAAGACAGGGGCCAAAACTAAACTAGGAAAGCGTATAGCCTCTGGTCTACGTCCTGTAACGGAGACAGTTGCAAACATCAATACGAGAACTGGTAGAATCCTTACTTCAAGGGCAGCATTGCCGAGAATCGGTGACGATGATGAGATGATGCAAGCTGCTCTGAGTTTTCAGAACAGTCGTAAGTATTTTGAAACTCAGGTAACCTTCCGTCTTAAAGAACTTCAGAGAGCGCAGAAGAGATACGGAGTTTCTGATGATGCTTTTAAAGCCTACTTTAATACAGGAAAGGGTGACATAAACCCTAACGTAAAAGAACTGGTGGATGATTTTAAGGTATTGATAAATCAGAATGAGGCTGAGATTGCAAAGCTTCTTGGGTACAAGGATGGAAACTTTGCAGTTCGTTCCGATGGTCAGGACTTCTATGTAACACGTCAGTATTCTTCTGCTCTGAGTCCTAAAGACAACAAGAGAATGAAAGAGGCAATCCTTGCTTATGAGAATAAAAAGACTATTTCAGACGCCTCTCTTGAAAACAGGATCAATGGTGTTATAAAACTAATAGACCCAGAGGATGAGCTTTCAAGAAGCCAGAGAGCCAACGTCATGTACAACATCATTGAAAACATGAGGGGTACTGAGGGTAGCTGGCATCGTAGCTTGTTTGATGGTGTAAGCGATAGACATGCTAGGTCTGTTGCAGAGGCAAACGCCAAAAGCTTGTTGGCAAGAAAGGACTTACCTGAAGAATTTAGAGCTTTTCTGGGTGAGGTTAAAGACCCCTACAAAAATATTCAATCGACCGTATTGGCTCAAGGTCAGGTGCTGGCTCAGCTTAGGTACTACAAAGATATCCAGAGGATAGCCTCTCAGACAAAAGGAAAAGAGTTTGAGCTTCCCGGTCTTGTTCCCTTCCTTCCGTCTCGTAAGGAAACTTTTAAGGAAGGTGCCGGTGCTGGAGATACAAAACTAAGTGAACTCATGCGAGATGCTATGGGTAAGTTTGGAGGTGTCAATAACAAAAGAATTCTTGAAGACCCCGCAGTTAGTGAATACTTTGCACGGATGATTTCAAGAGGTCTTGATGTCTACGATTTTAGTAACTCACATTGGGTATGGAAAGGCATAGCTAAAGCATCCTCTCTTGGTCAGGCTCTCCAGACTACTCTAGATGCTCCTGCTTACCTGTTGAATACCTCAGGTATGCTTCAGATGATGGTAGCTAACGGTCATGGATTTAATCCTAAAAACTATGTGAGGGCTATATCAGAGATAAACACCTTAGCTCAACAGGTTATAAAGAAAGACCCTAGAGCTATGGAAACACTTTCCTTTCTTAAGGGCGCTGGAGTTATTGACCAAGATGTAACCGGCGAAATGATTGCTCAAAATGCACGTATCTTTGGAGACAAGCAAGGGAACATAGGAAGCAGGGCTGTTTCTAAAACAATGGAAAAGTTTGGTAGGCTTTATGGACAACCAGACTTGTACGGAAAGCTTGTTGCTTTTCAGTCTGAAGTAGCCGCACAGAGAGCGATGTTCCCCAACCTATCTGCAAAACAGATAAACGAGAGAGCGGCAACCATTGTCAGAGATACCATGCCAACTTACGGTTCTGCTCCTGCTGCCTTTAGAGCATTTTCTAGATTTCCTCTTGCTGGTAACTACATTCTGTTTCCTGTAGAACTCGTGAGAACTACAAAGAACGTAGCAAAGTATGGCGTTCGTGATCTTCAAGAGGGATTGAAAACAGGTAACATGCGTCAGGCAGCTACAGGACTACGAAGGCTTGCTGGTCTGTCCGCTGTTGCTATCGGCATGGATCAACTGTTTACTCAGTCTAGAAACACCTACGGCATAACAGATGAACATCGTAAGGTTATGGCTACTCTAAGACCTGATTGGTCTGCTGGATCAGAAGATGTTTTTATGGAGCCTATTCATATAGATGAATTAGGTGCTGAAGCTATTACTCCTGAAACTGTTAAATCACAGTTTCCTGAAGATGATTGGCCTGATATAAAAGAGAGGCTTGGGTATAAAGGAAACTACAAACAGTTTATAGCCCAGCGTGTTAAAGAACAGAAAGAAAATTACAAACCTTTCATCAGAACAAGGACTCTCAACTCTGCCGCTTTTAACACCTTTGACCAGATAGTCCGTCCCATAAAGCTTCTTACTGGACGTATCTTTGGAGGTGAAACGCTTTCAGAAAAGGAACTGGAAGACCCTCTAGGAAGAGCCCTAGACGTAGCTTTCGGACAGTTCGTTTCTCCTAAGATTGCTGTACAGGCAGGAATGAATGTTCTTACCGGAGTAGACAATAGAACTGGTAAGCCTGTCTATGAAAACTATGCAGGTATAACTACTAAAGAAAAGATTGAAAATGGTTTAGAAACTCTCTTTAAACCTTTTGCTGCTGGTGGAAGTTATAAAATTTATGACGACTATGTAAAAACTCAAACAGCGGAAGAACTTCTGGGCTTGGGAAGGGCTGAGAGAGCCAACGGAAGACCCATGAATATGAAGGATTTAATTTTCTGGGGTTCTACCGGTAGCCGTCCTCAGACAAGAAATGTTACTTTGGAAATGGGATACAGTTTATACAAAGATATGCTTCCATTGACTGCTTCTAAACAGCGTCTTCAGAATGAGATAAGACAACTGGAGCCTCAGTTGTTGACTGAAGAAAAGATGAATGAGTTTGCAGAGCTATACAGAGACAGTCAGGAACGCAGTAGACAGGCAATGAGAAAACTCAGTAGAAAAGTAGAGAACTTTGCCAGCATGCCTGTTCAAGTTATAAGAAGGCGTAATGGAAAGAAGGTAGTGGATCAGGAAAGGGTAGGTATCCCTCGTGTTCTTGAGGCTGCTACCAGATCATTTACAGCCAATGCTAATCCTAGACTGATAGAAAGTCTCCAAGCTTCTCTTAATCAACTAGATGAGACGGTGAAAAACCAGAAAGACAGGTTTGATATTCGTTACGTTCCTGATGATGTCTTTACGGATTCATTTATAGACGAACTTTTGAGAAAAAGATTTACTATGGATCAGATAGCTGATTTAGGTGAGAGAATAGGAGCTATAAGAATTGAACAGGCGGAAAGACCTTTGTATCAAGACCCGCCTGAGGAGGCTAAGTGATGGCTGACGAAAGAAACATGTTCGAGCGACGTTTCTCTCAGTTTATGGAGGGGCTTAACAAGTACGGTAGGTATACTCCAGAAGGTTTGAACCCCAACGCAAACCAACTAAGAGCAACCTTAAGAACTACTGGGGCTGGCGCTGGGTTGTTTGGAGACATCCTTGCGTACCTTCCTGAACAAGCTATCAAAGCTATAACACCAGATAGCGTTAAGGAGGCTGCAAAAGAGGGTATTGATTATCTTATTAATGATACAGCTATCGGCAGGGAAATAGTTGAGCTTGCCAAGGAAAATCCAGAGGAAGCTAAAGATGTTCTCAATGCAGTTGAAATAGCAGGAGCTTTACCTATAGTAGGTATGTTCGGTAAAGGAGGGGTTGAAGCTACTCGAAGGGCAATGTCAGGCGGAACTGCTAGACAAAGAGTAAAGCAGGGTCTGGGTGGAGCCTTAACTGGTTCTAGTTTTCCTATCATGAACGCTAGAAACATGAACACGTTAGTACGGGGTGGTCTGTTTGGAGATATGGTTGATCTGGGAAAAGCTTTGGCTGGAAGCGACGCAGCTAAAAGAACTGTTGGAGAGATTGTTAGAAGAGAAGGCAGAGGACCAGACACGGGTATTCCTTTTTATGGTCCCTTTAAAGTAGCGGGGGGACTAGGAGAGATGGCAACCGCTCTTCCGTACACTTTTGCAAACATGCTAAAGCCAAAAGAGGTGGCAAAAACCAGAGCAACTGGAATAGCTACCGGTGCTAGAAGAGAAATAGAGACTGCTTCAAATCCCAGAGGTTCTTTAGTAATGCAAATTCAAATGCGTAAACAAGCGGGACAGGCTGAACCTCCCTTGATGAAATCAGACTCACCTCTCATGTTACACTCAAGATTAATTGACGAAGTTGACTTGTTTGATCCTAAGAATGATAAGGTAATCAGGGACACTATGTTTAAAGATGTTCCTGATTCAATAGCAACTCGACATCTTGACCACATTAAAGTGGTTCATGGACAAGACCCCAATGTTCCTACCAGCTTTGCTGTTAAACCTCCTAAGTCAGATAGCGTAGGAAGAGAATCCTTAGGGTTAAACAAAACTGGACACTTCCTGATGCGTGAGTTAAACATGGGTGATCTTGTAAAAGAGACTGCTAAAATCTACGGCGTTGATAAACTCAGTCCAAAACAACTGGTAGATTTAAATCAGATAGCTATGGGAATAACTGATGATGTAGCTAAAAGAATGGCTAAAGGAGAGGGGCCTGTAGAGTTGCTGGACGGGGTTGGCGAAGTGCCTATGATGGTTCCTACAAAGTTAAATCAAACTTTAAAGGTTAAAGATTTAAAACCTAGAAATGCAGTGAAGTTTGTTGTTAAAGCAAGAGCTAAACAAGAGGCAGGTAAACCTTTAAATAGATTTGAAAAAGCTTACCTAGAGGCTTGGGAAAATCAAGGAAGTCCCGTTGGAACTATTAAAGATGGTAATGGAAATGTAATTTCTAATTCAAATTATAACAAAATTCCTGATAAGGTAGACGGAGATACCATAACCTATTCGGGAAGCTATCTTTCGTCAAACAAAGAACTCGGTGGTGTAAACTTTGTCTCTACCATAGATTTGAATACGAATAAAAACTACGTGACAACAAGCGATGCTTCGGATTTATTCGGGTTAGGTGGTGGGCCTAAAGGCGCTCCTAATCTTATTATCGGAGTACCTACGCAGGTTATTGATCTGTACTCTACTAAGACTGTTAAAACTAAATCCGGTAAAGAAGTTTTCCAACGTCAGGAAAACTGGAGAACTCAACAGGATAGGCCAGACGTAGACAAGAAGATGAAAGAAGGTGCGGTTAAGTTGGAGAAAACAACAGGTATAAAAAGACAACCCGGTGAAAGTCCTGTGAAATACCATCAAAGAGTACTAAACGAATATGATCCTAAAGTTACAAAAGAAGACATCCTATACTCTTTAGGTAAAGCAGCAAAGCTTTCAGCAATAACAACTCAAATAGATGCACCATTGACAAGGGAAGACATGTAATGGCTAAAAGTAAATCGGTCCCAAATGACCCAGCTAAATGGTCACAGGCAAAAGCCAAGGCTAAACGAAAGTTCAAGGTATATCCGTCTGCCTATGCAAACGCTTGGGCTGCCAAGGAATACAAGAGAATGGGTGGAACTTGGCGAGGTGCCGATAACCGTGTCAAGAGAAAGACAAAAGCGAAAAGGAGAGCGTGATGGCTAAAGGTGTAAAGCACTACTTCAGAGATGGAACGGAACACAAAGGCGGTATGCACAAGATGCCTAACGGTCAGCTACACTCAGGTAAAACTCACGGCAAGACCAGCAAACGTCTGTACCACTTCGGAGAACTATCGAAGACAGCTAAGATGAAGGCGAGGAAACGTGGCTAAAGGTGGTCTAGGCAAATGGTTTGGTGAGGAATGGACTGACGTTAAGACAGGGAAGCCCTGTGGGCGTAGCGGTAAGAACGACAAACGAGCTTACCCTGCCTGTAGACCTAAGTCCGTAGCCTCACGTATATCCAAGATGGAGGCTAAGAAAAAAACTGGTCCCGGCAGGGTAAACTGGTCTGTCACTGCGTCAGGTAGAAAGCGGAAGAAATCTTAGCCGCATTCTTTCTGGCCTGTCTCTGGGTCAATGAAGCAGGCTGCACCCTCATCAGTATCCTTCTCCTCGCTGACGTTAAGGATACCATAGCGTTTACCGGCTAGTCGGAAGGTGGTAACACCCTTTAGTTTACCCTTCCATCCCTTCAGGTATACATCCTTAAACTCATCAAACGTAACAGCATCACCGACATTAATGGTCTTTGAACAAGCACTGTCAATGAACGGTTGAACTGCGATCTGAATGTTAAGGTGATCGTCAGTCGTCAAGTCGCTCGTCTGTTCTCCTTTCTTCTCAAACATATTCCACACATAGTCCTTCATCTTCATCACAATCGGACCTTCGGGTAGCTGAACTGTGCGGTCGTACTCATAGGCAAACACAGGTTCAATACCACTGGATACGTTGTCGGCACAGAAGCTGATCGTACCTGTGGGTGCTATGGAAGTCAGGTGGCTATTGCGGATACCCTGCTTCCGTATCTTTTCCTGTAAGTCCTTAGGCAGACGGGAGATGAAACCACTAGCCATGTAACCCTCTTCCTCGTACAGAGGAAACGATCCCTTCTCTACTGCAAGATCAGAGCTTGCCTCATAGGCTGTGTAGGTCAGTGTCTTCATGATCTTCTTCGTTAACTGAATGGACTCAGGAGAGCCGTAGGACATCCCTAGAAGCGTGAAGGTGTTTGCTAGGGCAGTGATACCCAAACCCATACGACGCTTATCCTGATGGTCCTTATGCTGTTCCTTAAGGGGATATTTGGTACGGTCTATGACATTATCCATAGCACGTACCACATGGGGAATATCAGACTTCATTTTGTTGAAGTTAAACTTCCCATCCTCAACATACTTAACAAGGTTGAATGAACCAAGAAGACAGGCACCGTAGGGAGGCAGAGGTTGCTCTCCGCAGGGGTTGGTTGCTGCGATAGTTTCACAGTAGTTCAGGGGATTGTCCTCGTTGACACGATCAATGAAGATCACACCCGGCTCTGCCCAGTCCCAGTTGTTACGCATGATCTCGTCCCACAGCATACGAGCATCGATGGTACGGTGCTTCTCACCTTTGTACTGGAGATCAAAGCTACCACCTTTCTCCACTGCCCTCATGAACTCATCGGTAACAGCCACGCTGACATTGAAGTTGGTCAGGTCTTTGTCGTTCTTCTTGGCGCGGATAAACTCTTCAATGTCTGGATGATCGACACGAAGCATACCCATCATGGCACCACGACGGTGACCCGCTGATACTATCGTCCTACATACCGCATCAAAGATGTGCATAAATGATACAGGACCACTGGCAGAACTATCAAGAGATACAATGCGAGAACCGCGAGGGCGAATAAGAGAGAAATCGTAGCCAATCCCACCTCCGCGCCGCATTGTCTCAGCCGCTTCAGAAGCTCGCTGCATGATAGAGTCCATAGAGTCTTCAATTGTTCCACTGACGAAACAGTTAAGCGCCGTAACATCCCTCGGACTTCCCATAGCAGATTGGACTCTGCCAGCAGCGAGGAACCGCATGTCCATAGTGATCTCTTTATACGCTCTACGATGTTCTTCATCATCCGACATTACTCCTGCTTGTCTGTTAATTGCTTCTTCAAAGCTTTCATTTTGAAGACGATACTTCATAGCGTGAAGATCGTCACATGGTTTGACCAGCGGTCCTACTGAGTTTCTTCCGTACATATCTGGATTTCTCCTTTAGTTTTAATGGTGCGAAGTAAAAGTAATCTCTGAAAATTCTTCGCCTTGATCCAAGTGTGATTTGAAATCTTCAAGAGCTTCCATAATAAAATAAGTAACTGTTCTATGGTTTATTGCTGCCATCTCTTCTATAAAGCACAGAACATCAGGGTCTAGTCCTTCGTCTACCAAAGCCTTGAAGTAAGCTTCTTCTATATACTCTTCCATTACTTCTCTCCAATCTGGGACATCTCTCCCGCAAGTGCGCTGTATCCGCATATGTCTACAAAGCTATCGTCTGTGTAGGAATGCTGAACTCTCGCAATCTTAACCAGCATCATCATAACAGCTACGTCAGTTGGTGTAAAGTTTACCTCGTTATCAAAATAGTTGGACCAATAATCTGAAATCCTTTTGTGGTTCAACCAAGCATCACCGTAGTCCTTCTTACGATCTCCGTTGATAAGCTCCTTGGCTTGCTCCAGTATCTCGTCACGTTTCATCATTCACTCCTTCTCAAAGCTGTCCAACTATTAGGATACAACTTTTCACAGTGTTTGTCAATACCCTTGGCTATCTCTCTCGTCTCCTCCTGACTGTCCTCGGCCATCCTCAGATTACAGACACGAGAGAAAGCGTAAAGAGAACCTGTCCAGAACCACTGCGTATAAGCTGCCTGTGGTAGTACCATCCTAGCTTGCTCAGGACACACACCCTTTTCGAGAAGATAGTCATAGGTCCACAAAGCTCTATCAACAGACGATTGGTAAGGGTCCGTCATTAGATTTTTAGGGTTGATGTCTATGATCTCATTGGACGATCCCTGCTTCTTGTCCTCTGAGTATTTCCGCCACACCTCTGGAAAGAAAAACTCAGGAGTAGTATCGACATATCTACGGGATATCTCATTCCAAGCTAGGCCCACCTGATGCTTACCCAGTTGTCTGGCTACGAAGATGGGAGCCTTGATTCTAAACTGTAGCTGGGGGTGGCTGAAGGGGGACCAGTGTTTGTGCTTGGCGAGGTAACCTATAAGATCAACATCCTTAGGCTTCATGTATTTTTTTACGACACCATCGTCATTCCAAAAGTTCCACTCGGAACCTTTATCAAATGAAACTCTGGCAGCATTTACGACAGTGAGATCAGAACCCATATTGTCTATCAGTTCAACATTCATTCGTCGTACTCCCTATTATACAACATAACGTCGTCAAAGTCAAGGTCATAAATTTCTCTTAGAACATCGATACGATCCTCAAGGACATCTGAGAACCTCTCTAGAATATCCTGACTAGACAACCCCAGCAACTCGCACAACAGAGGAGGATCAGTTACCTCTGATAGTCTCTCAATAAACTCTTTAATTGGTAAAGGCATCTGTAATATCCTCCAAGGTATACCACTTGAACTTCTCCTTCTCACACCACTCAGCCATCGTCATCTTGCTACCCTTCCTCAGTTTCTTGTTGGGGTTATAAAGAAGGAAGACTAGCTGCTTCTTCTTAGGGAGACTGTCCCTGATGGCTTTGTATTTCTGAGTGTCCCCTACTCTAAAGAAACCTTTAGCTTCCACTAGAATATCAATCCTGTTCTTGTCGTTACGACCTACAAAATCAGGGATGTAATTCCGATGGACGACGTAGGGAACTTTCTCAGGTTCGTACTTACAGTGATCCTTTAGAAGGAGTCCCGCTGTTTTCTCAAAGTTATTCCGATACTTCGGAGGCACTTTTCTTAGACCGAGTAGCTTTGGTTTCACGGATCAGAGCCTGAGTCATGCCACCTGTCTGGGACACGAAGGGACTACCTTTGAGAATCCAGCCGTCATTCAACAGTGCAGTTATCTGTTCCTCAAATCGATCATGTCGGGGCGTGTTGACTACTTTAAATTCAATCATAGTTGTTCTCCTCTTGGTCTAGGTTGATCTCAGGGTAGGGATTACCCTTTCGATTTTTTGGTACGTTTACGACGGTAGTTAAGAACTTGGGACCAGAGCCAGTATGAAAGGCGCGGACTTCTGGATAACAAATTCTCTTGTACTGGCAGTAAGAGCAGGTAGTACAGAGTTTTAAGTTTCCTGATTTCCCATCCTCCTGTGGAGAGTAACATCTTGAAGGTCGGTCTTCCTGCTTTACGCACTTTTTTACGTGTTCTATCCTTTCCTCTATGCTTTCTGAAAAGTGTTCGTGCATTGGATCGTCCTCGTTATCAAGGTCGTACTCAAGGACAGCAAGCTTACCGCTGTCACGATCCATTGCAAGCCATGCCCACTTACGTTCTCCCTCTGCATGAGCATACGCCTTGATCTGATCGACATAACCGAAGTCATCGTTGGCTGCTAGTGTACGGTCCTTGAATTTCATGAGTCCGTATTTGGTGGTAGACTTAACGTCAGTGACAATGCCATTGATCTTACAGTCCATGTGACCCACCACGCCACCGACAGATACAGCCTTCTGCTCGTCGGTCACCTCATGTCCAGCCAGACGGGTGAACAGAAGAAGCATCTCTTCGATCATGTGTCCGTACATAAACTTGATGAGGGTGTAGGGTTTGATACGCTCACCACGGTAGCCGTTGTATGCGAACCACTGAACCAGATCGTTCTTGCCTACTGACGAGAGGCGAAGCTTACGTCCATCACGGGGACCGGAGTCAGGAAGAAACTCCTTACGCATGATGTCCTTCATTGCCTCACCGAACTTGTCGATCTCAGCTTCAACATCGACACCCTTGTCAGAGTTACGATCCTTCATGAGGGTATAGATATCTTCTACGAGAGTGTCGATACTTTTCATTTCAATCTCCTGTCTTTATTACGTTTAACAAATCTCTGAGGTCGTCAAAACCAAACCACTCATGCTCTCTTTTCAGGAAACACCACCTATTTTTTACAGGAGCAATCCGAACCGTGTCTTCTACTATAAAGTTGTTTTTCTTTTCTACATAACTCAACCCTAACGTATCAAACTGTAACCGTCTAAGCTCTCTAGTTGACATAGGTATCTCCTATTTTATGGGACGTCCCAGATTAGTGGGTAGCTGCCCAGTTGTGTCCGACTTTGTACTCACCGTCCAGTGGGCATCTCAAATCCAACCTGTCACCCGCCGCCTTGATACACTCTACTGCCAACCATCCGAACTTTTCTGCCTGAGTTTCCCTGACTTCAACTTGAAACTCATCATGGATATTACCAACAAAGCTATAGTCTATACCATGTATGATAGCATACTCATTCAGTATTGTCAATGCTTTCTTCATAACTATTGCACCGGCTGACTGTAAAAGTGTATTCAAGGCTGCGTGTTCACTTCGGATTATTAATCGTCTACCGTCTAGTCCTCTGAGGTGGCCCCGCTTGGTTGCCCGTATGACTCGTTCCCGTAGAGTTCGAAGAGATGGTGTGTTAGAGAGAAACTTTTCTTTAAGTTCTGCTCCGTCTCTTCGAGAACCACCGACAATGCTTCCGATCTTGGCATCTCCTGCGCCGTAGAGGAAAGCATAGATAAAAGTTTTAGCGTTGTCTCTTGTTGAAAGGCCAGCAGCTTTCTGGTTTGCTGTATGTACGTCTCCGTTCGTGACTTCATGTGTGTACTCCTCATCGTTCATGTAGTGGGCTAACATTCTAAGCTCCAAACCAGAGGCGTCTACACCTACAAGCTTGAAACCTTTCGGTACTGTCCAGCACTCGCGGCACTCAGTACCATACGGAGAGTAAGAGGCAGGAACCTGTGCCATGTTAGGGTTACTGTGCGTCATCCGTCCCGTGACTGCACCAATCGTATTGACCCTCCCATGCACTCTGCCGTCTTCCTCTACCGCTTCTATCCAAGATTGAACTTGTGCTGATCTCTTCTGTAGCAGTAGATACTCAGCGATTAGTTTGGCTTCGGGTATGTCCACCTCAGATAGAATACTCTCGTCAACAATGGCATGACCTTTCTCCGTGAAAGAGGAAGGCTCCCACCCGTAGAACTTCAGGTGCCTACCAATCTGTTGACGTGAACCTAGATTAAACTGCGGCCAGTCTATGCGTGAAAATGTGCCACCAACGGTATCGATAGAATCCCCAAGAAAGCGAAGACCAACAGAACTAAGGGAACCGTCCTTCTTAGTTTTTGGATGGACTTCCTTAACAAATACCGGTAGCGGCGTGAACCTTTTATGTACTTCATCTTCAACCTCCATACTTCTCTGTTTCAAACGTGCTTGGATATCGAAAGCTTTCTCAAGGTCAAGCACCCAACCCTTGCGTTCCTGTTGAGACACGATCTCCTGAACCTTATGCTCCAGTTCGATGGACTCACCGGGAAACTGAGCAAGCCTTTCGCAGAGGGTAGTGTACAACTTGGCAGTTACCTCTACGTCACGCTCACAATACTTAATCATCTCATCAGATAGCTTAGTCCAATCATCGTGGTCACCCTTCTCAAAGTGAAGGCGTTCACCCCATGCTCTCAGAGAATGTCCTCCGTCTAGCTGTGGGTTGAATAGACGAGAGAGAACCAGAGTATCGATTACCTGTACGTTATCGAACGAGATACCAAGGTGTTCCTCTAGAACTATCCTATCAAAATTAATGATATTATGACCGATAACAATATCCACATCATCAATCTCCTCCTGTATCTGTGCAGTTTCTGCATAGGGTTTCAAAAAACTCCTCTTGTTTTTCGTAGTCAGTTCCATCGTACCTACCAGCCATACCTTGCTTACGGGCAAAGCGGTAGTTTCGATATCGAGTATAAGCTTCTTTGTCATGGATCAGTGTCTCACCGTTTTTCAAAGCTACGTGTTCTAACCTGTGGCAGTTACTACATAGTATAGCACACTTCGCTGCTTCTTGAAAGAGTTCTTTGTTCAACCTGTGTGACCTCCACTTGGAAGACTTCAATCCGAACTCCTTCTTCGACGGATCACGATGGTGGAACTCAAGAACCTCCTCAGGATACGTACCTCCGCATATCTCACAGGCGTAGTTGGTACGCATCTTTATGTACAAGGAGCGGTTCAGCTTTCCTAGATCAGAATTCTTCATCGGCAACTCCATGCACTTCAGGTGCTGCACCCGCCACCATACGTCCAGTGTCGATCTCGTAGTACAGCCAGCCAGCATGGCCTGTTCGGCCTGTGCGACGGCACTTCACAAGCTGCACCTTGGTACAGTTACGAGTGTAGTCATCATCAGACAGCTTGTCGCGACTGAGTAGCAGCGTGTTGAATGCTATCTGGTTGATAGACCCAGACCCTTTCATGTCGTACTCGTTGACATCGTGAGGGTCTTTGACGCTGGGCTTACGCAGGTGGGACACGATGATGATAGCCGCGTTAGTTTCCTTGGCAATCTTCAAGCACCTGTCCATGAAGTCATCGATCAACCCGTTCTCGTTGGACTGCACCGCAGCCTGTAGAGGATCAAGGATAATCACTTCGCAGTCTAGTCCCTTGATGAGGTATCTCATACGAGAGAACAGGTCGTCAATGTCAGATGATCCCATGTGGTCATCAATATGAATCCTGTCGCTCTCCTTCACCTCGTCGTAGAACTTACGGTAACCGCTGTAGTCCCGCTCCTCCTCCGGTATCTGCTTGATGTTCACACCACCCACGACACTGACCACGTTCTCCGTAGTCTCACCGATGGATGACTCAAGGAACACCGCGCCGATCCTTCGGTTCGTCTCCTTGTACATACCGTACAACAGGTTGGTAACGAAGGTGGTCTTACCTACAGATGTTAAGGCACCGATCACGGTCACCTCCCCTGCCCCCATGCCACCATTCATCATCTTGTTGAGCGTACCAAACGAGGAAGGGAAGGGGATAATCTCCGCCTTGCCACGGTTCACGAACGCATCCCAACAACTCTCGTCAGACAGTGAGATGACACCGGCAGGTTTATATTCCTCCGCTCCCCACCATGCCTTCACGAACTGCTGCACCTTACCACGCTGTAGCATCTCCCCTGCATCCTTGAGCGGGAGGGATACTACCTTGGCCTTGCCCGGTGAGAAGATGGACATCACTTCCCGAGATGCTTTCTTTCCAGCCGCATCATTATCAAAGCAGATGACTACCTTCTCGAACGTCTCCAGCCATTCCAGACTTTCCTTGATGTCCTTTGATGCTGCCGCTGCACCACGCTTCAGACTGACGACGGGATACCTCCCATCAAACATCTCAGCCACAGCCATCGCATCTAACTCACCTTCGGTAACAGTCACGAACTTGCCGCCCTTGCTCCAGACATTCTGTCCGAACAGACCAGTGCCTTCCATTGTACCTGTGGTATAGAACTCCTTGCTTGGGCAGCTACGTACTTTGGTTCCGACTACATCACCACCCTGTTCGTGATAGGGGTAGTGGTGCTTGAGTGTCTGACCAGTTTCTCTATCATGCTCCAGCGTCACGCCGTACTTCTCAACGATCCGCTGGGATATCTTCCTGTCACTAATTGGTCCTGATACACCAACCATTTCTAGTCCTCTCGTTTTATGGGATGATCCCAGATTTTCTGTGGGCAGTGTGGAGGGATCGACTGATCCCCCCGACACCACATGACCACACTTGAAGCAGTACCCATGCCCGTCATCGTAGACTGCGAGGTTATCACCTGACTTGTCCTCGCCGTTCTCTCTGCATGATGGACACGGAGCCTTGCCAATGAAGGTGGACTCCCCCATCAGAAGTCCTCGTCGTCCGCTCCGACTTGTTCCGCCATCTCAAGAACTTTGATCTTCTTGAAGTACGGAGCAACGCCGTGTTGCGGGTGGGGCTTGCCCGGTTCCCACATCACTCGAACCTTGGAGCCATACGGAATGTACTTGGAGATTTGATCTCCGTCCGCATCAAGCACCGGGAACCCGGAGAACTTGGTGACGAACTTACGCTGCGGCTGGTTCTTGTACTCGCGGAGTTTGACTCCCTCCTGTGCCAGCTTGGCTGCTTCGTCAGGCTCCAGCGTGAGGACGATGGAATACTTTCCAGTGTCCTGTCCGTTGTAGCGTTCCGTTTCTTCGAGGTTCGAAAAAGCAACTGTTCCTTCTGTAATCATATTCAACACTCCTCTATTGTGTCATACATTGCGTTCATACTACACCCATTATACTACAGGAAAAAAATTCCATTGTCAACTACCTTTCTCAACCGAAAACTTTTTGACATAGAAACCATTCCACCTCTCATCTCCCAACTTGGTAATGTGGTCCCGATATTCCAATGCCATCTCCTCAGACGTAAAGATTTTCTGAACCTTGGAACTGTCATACCCATCATATGAAAAGACAATCCACACTTTATCCATCGTAGTCACCTCTCATGTACTCCTTAAGTTCCTCATCGACAGCCTCTGCTGCCAACTTGCTCTTCTGACTACGAAAGACCTTTCGCTTGTTGAACTTGTGCATGTCACGAGCGACAGGGTTCTTCTTCTTCGGTGCCTTACGACGACCATCTTTGATAGACATAACCAATCCTTTCTAAATTATGGGACATCCCAGATTTCTTAAGTATCCTAAGGAGAATAACATTAATGATTAATAATCTATCCCCTTAGGATACCTTAGTATCTTACACGTCTTCCTCCTCATTGTCAAGCACTGAGTTTACATCCAGAATGAAATCGAATTCATCCGTGTTTTCATAGATGGCACCGATGCACTTGTTGCAGGTGTCCATGTGATTACCTTGGGCATCCTTTCTAAGTAATTCTGAATTATTTAGTTTAACATCACATATTTTACATCGCATTTACTTGCTCCATTACTTTATCCTTCATTTGTGCGGCCATGCCGATGGTATACCAGATTGGTTCTGGTGTAAACTGCCACCGGGCCATGTAAGATTTCTCGTTGATGTAGTAGTTACGGTACGCCATGACGGTATTCTCAGGCACCTTGCAGTAGTCATCCATGCACTGGGGTGGGTCAGTGAAGGGACCGTTGCGTAATTCATATGGACAGTTGCCCAAGTCCCTCACCATACCGATCCTCTCGGTCTTGTGAACCTTTCCGTATCTCTTCGTATACTCCTTGCATAAACTATTGAGAAGGTTCCACAACCATATGTAATTGCTACGGTTTTCCCTAGCCCACACCGCACTTGGGTGGTTCTTGTGCGTTGCCTTGTAGCACTCAATGCTAGGCTCCCCGTCGATCTCATGGTGCGCTGTGCTGAGTAGCTGGGCAGTCTCCAGTATCATCTTGACTACATGCTTGTCACAGTGCATCTCGGCGCAGCGTTTTGGGTTCTCGTGTAGGTAGAATATATTCATACCTCTATAACCTCCATCTTAGCTTGTACAACATTGACACCGCCCTGAGTCAGGAACTCCAGACCGTCCGTACTTCTATAGTCTTCTGAGTATATAACACGGATGATCCCAGATTGCAAGATTAACTTGGCACATTCCATGCAGGGCGCATGCGTACATATCAACGTGGCACCTTCTCCACTCTCGGTACACCTAGCAAGCTTGGCTATCGCGTTGGACTCCGCATGTAGAACCTGAGGCTTCGTCACTAGTCTCGGATTATCGCCAACACTCGTGCTATATATCTCAGATTCGCAATTGTTGTCCCACCCTGAGGGTGTACCATTGTATCCGATGGATATAATCCTTTCGTCCTTCACAATGATACACCCCACCTTCAACCTCCGTGCCGTGCTACACTCAGCGAATGCGTAGGCAGTTTCCATATATGCAACTAAATGTTTCTGTTTCATAAGAATACCTCAATAATTATCACGGTTACCAGTATAATCAGAAATACTGACAAGTCGTCGTTGATTGTTTTCATGATCTTTTTAAACATTATCCCCAGTCCTTTCTCTCGTTTTCTTCACGCCACCCCTGCAAATACTCTGCAATCTGGTCCGCTGTCATCATCTCACGAGGTACTTTGTACCCCCTGCCGGTTCCATTAGGCCAGTAGTGTGGTTCATAGTTGCGATTGTAGAACCTATCCGCTGAACCTCTATCGTATGGACTACCATGTTTGTGGTTCATTTGTCGTTCTCCTCTTGAAATAATTCATCCCAGTACCTGACAAGATACCCTCTTGTTCCTACCATTGCAACAAAAACTTTTTTACCCGGTGCGTATTCCTCTTCTGTCTTGTACATCCCGGTGTCCCCTTTGGGCGGGATGGTGTACCCCGCCCTTCGAAGTGCCTTGATGGTTTCCTGTGTCTGTTCCTTGGTCCACACTCTAACAGTCATTCGTCCCCCTCCTCAATGGCATCCCTAAGGATAGTTCTGATATCAGCAAGGAATTCCTCTGCTTTTTTATTCCTACCAGCAACGATCATCAGCATCATTGCTTCAAGCTTGAATGTCAAAGTCTCAGCCATTTCTTTCTTAGTCATGTCTTCACCTTTCAATTTTCTGGGACATCCCAGATTTTAATCGATAACGAATCCTGTCGTATCCTTCTTCGCTTTACCCTTGGCATATAATGCCACAACTACATTCTCGGGGTCAAGGAATCTCAGATCATCCCTGTCGCCATCTATAACCTGACGACCTAGAAATGTTTCAGGAATACTCTCCTTGTCCCGAAATACTACCGCCATGTTGGCGCTGTACTTGTTCGCATACTCGACTACCTTGTCGCGATACTGAATATTAGCTTCAGAATATGACAACGTCAAGTGATAGTTGTCCGGCCAATTCTTAGATACACGATTGTATACCTTTGTGTAGTCATAGAATTGTATTTCGGGATAGTCTACTATCACTTCTTTCCAATTGTAATCTGATGTACCATTAAGACGGACCACGGGTTGTATTCCCCTGCGTTGACAGTATCGCTGAAACTTGTCGAGATCGTCGCGCAGAAGCTTGTCGAATTGTTCCGGCAGTTTCAATAGCATTTGCGTTTTACGATGCCGCGCCGCTTGAACGGTATTCATGGCACCCCGTCCCGCCGTATTGAGACAACCCTCCCTGCATCCCGCTAGACGGGACAAGGGACACAAGTAGTCGTCCGGCGTCAGGTACAGGATAGCCGTGAGATATTCGCTTCCGTCACCCTTTACAGTCTTGGCGTTATTACCCACACCGATTAGCTTATAATTCGACATAGTTCAGTTTCCTTTCATGTTGACAAATGAACTCTATAGAACCCCCTGACGTGTGTCAAGGGGTTCCGTAGAGGTCACTTGAAGGCGTTCATTCCGAGAAATTTAAGCAGTTCCTCTCCCGTGAGTTCCTTCGTTTCCCTCGACAGCGGGTCAAGTTCCTCCGCTACCGCCAGCAACTGAGCATTGGTTGCGTCGGGAATGTGCTTCATAATCGCCGACATAATGTCATTGATGCTGATCGTCGGGAATTCCTGAGCAGCCTCCTGAGCAGCCTCAGAAGCCTCCTGAGCAGCCTCCTGAGTATCCTCCGAAGCCTCTTCGCTATCCTTCTGAGCCGCTTTCTGAGCCTTCTGAATAGCCTTCCGCATGGCATCAATCTTCCGCCATCCGTTCGTCTCTCCTTCGGTCACGACCGCGTCGAAGTTCTCCGAAACAAACTTAATGTCGCGGACGTGGTTCGAGCGGTCCGCCTGAGATAGACCGACGAACATGTCCTGTAGAACCTGAGAGGCGTCTATCATCTTGACCGTGAGAGACTTCGCAGGCCATGCGCCATCCGTCTCCTTCTTGAGTATTTCAGCGGCGAACGGATGAACTTCGAGAACAAGCTTCCGTGCAACCTTCGCATCGGTCTTCACGGCCTTGACCAGTTCCTTGTTGATGGTTTCGGCGGTGACTTCAACTGTATCGATCTTAGACATTGTATATCTCCTGTTGGTTTGTCGTTGTCGATAGACAATACATAGGGAAGCCTATCAGGTATGTCTACAAAAATTTTTGGGATATCCCATTTTTTTCTGAATATCCCCCAAAGTGTGACAAATATGCAACAGTTTCCTATGTATATTATAAGGTGTCTGGTTCCGTTGTGGTTCTGATGTGGTTCTGAGGTGGTCCTGAGTGGTCCTGAGGATTTTTGGGACGTCCCATATATCCATAATCATGCACTCTTCCTTCTCACGTTTTCTCCGGTAGTTCTGAGGCATCCTGAGGCATCCTGAGGCATCCTGAGGCATCCTGAGGCAGTTCCAAGGTGGCGCTGTGATCCTCAGGAAGTTCATGGGGGTTCTGTGGCAGACTAAGGTAGGCCGGGGGGACCCACGCAGCCTCCCCATGTTATATATACCCTCATGACCACATGGGAAGCAATTTGGAGGTCCATGAATTAGATAATTAACTTAACTAAAGTACAACTTAGGGGTTGACTTTTGGGGTGAGGCGGGTTATTCCTAAGAAATCCTAAGGAACCCTATTGACAAAAGAAGCTAAATATGTTATAATATAGTTATATTAGGTTGTTCATTAAGTATGTTATTAAAATTAATAACTAAGTTAATTCTTAAGATACTTAAGTTAGTCAAACCGATAGGTTTGGGTTTGGTCTTTTAAAGGAGAGCGATATGAGCTACGGTTACAAAAAGCCCGCCAAGAAAAAGAAGAAAAAAGCTAAGAAGAAGAAATGATAAACTACCGAGGCGAAAAATTTTCTGGATATAATAAACCGAAAAGGACTCCCGGCAAGTCAAAGAAGTTTGCAGTTTTGGCAAAGCAGGGGGATAAAGTTAGGTTAGTTAGATTCGGTGATCCCAACATGAGTATCAAAAAGGATCAACCTAAGCGCCGCAAAAGCTTCCGTGCGAGGCACAAGTGTGATACATCTCCACCCAGTAAACTAACTGCACGATATTGGAGTTGTAAGAAATGGTAACTGTCTTCCTACGTAGTAGGGCAAAGTCAGGAGTGATGAATGTCAGACGATACGCCAGTAAAGAAGAGACGAGGTAATCCAAACTTCTACAAGGGTATGAAGCCTCTCAATCCAGAAGGAAGACCCAAAGGTTCTCTAAACAAATACACAAAGCTCTCAAGAGAACTTATGTCCACCAAGGGACCGGAGATTGTAAACAAGGTAATTGAGATGGCATTGGAAGGCGACAGGCATTGTCTGAAGATGTGTATGGACAGAATTATCCCCACCTCAAAAGCAGTAGAGATTACACACGAACATCAAGACTTAGGTGTTAATATTATAATCGAAGGTGTAAAAGCTGTAGAAGCAAAGGAAGCAAAAGAGCAGGAAGTATTTGAAGCAGAGTTTGAAGAACTAAAAGATGCCTGATCTAAAGGTTACTCTTCACGATGCTCAGATGCAAATCTTCAAGTCTGACAAACGATTTAAAGTAGCAAGTTGTGGCAGGAGATTTGGTAAAAGTTATTTAGCTGCATGGGTGCTGATTATTAAAGCACTCCAAAGTGAGGACAAGGATGTCTTCTATGTAGCCCCTACATTTCAACAAGCTAAAGATATTCTCTGGTCAATCCTCAAGGACGTAGGCCAGAATGTAATCAAAAGCACACACGAGAACACTGCTACAATTACACTGGTTAATGACCGTAAGATTTATCTAAAGGGATCAGACAGACCAGATACACTACGAGGCGTAGGTCTAGCATATGTCGTAATGGACGAATATGCCTCAATGAAACCAGAAGTGTGGGAGATGATCCTCAGGCCCACACTGGCAGACGTTAGGGGTGGTGCATTGTTTATAGGTACACCCGCAGGTAAGAACCACTTTCACAAGTTGTGGCTAGAAGCACAACTACCAGAAAACGAAAAAGATTGGGAGTCCTATCAATTTGTTTCAACAGATAATCCTTTTCTGGACCCCGAGGAAATCGAAGCCGCCAAGAAATCAATGTCTACTCAGGCATTTCGTCAGGAATTTGAAGCTACCTTTGAAAGTTTTTCAGGTGGCGTATTTAAGGAAGAATGGGTCAAATATGAAGATGATGAAGAGTTTGATGAAGATACGGCCACTAAAACAGGTTCGTATGTGGTTTCAGTCGATCCGGCAGGCTTTGAAAAAAGCGATAAGTCAAGAGGACTAAAGTCTTCCAAACTAGACGAAACGGCTATATCAGTAGTTAAAGTAGTTGGTGACGAGTGGTTAGTAAAGGACATACACCACGGTCGTTGGAACATCAAAGAGACAGCAGAAAAAATTATTACGATAGCTGAAGATGTAAATGCAACGACAGTAGGAATTGAAGCAGGTGCGCTTAAGAATGCTATCATGCCCTACATCGAAGACGAAATGAGAACAAGAGGTTCTTGGATTAATCTTACAGATGTTACTCATGGCGGCAAAAGAAAGCAAGACAGAATAGTTTGGTCTTTGCAGGGCAGGTTTGAACACGGAAAGATCAAGTTTAGAAAGGCAGAGTGGAACCACCACTTTATAAGTCAGATGCTAGACTTCCCAAGTCCACTTTCTCACGATGACTTGTTAGACTCTTTGGCATATATAGACCAAGTTTCGGTAGCAGACTTTGCACAGCAGATAGAAGTACACGAGTGGGAACCTTTGGATACTGTATCAGGATATTAATTTATGGATGAACTATCATATAAAGACCCTAAAGCATCCCTAGTTTCGTGGGTTATAAGTAAGGTGGAAGAATGGGAAAACCATCGTAACACCAACTACATGGAAAACTGGGATGAATACTATCGAATTTGGCGTGGTATTTGGTCTTATGACGATAAAACCCGTGAGTCCGAAAACTCCAAGTTGATTTCTCCCGCCACACAACAGGCTATTGAATCGACTGTAGCGGAACTAGAAGAAGCTATCTTCGGTCAGGATATGTGGTTTGATCTGCGTGATGATGTTCTTGACCAAAACTCCATTGATGCTACGGTAGTTAAGGTTCTTTTGCAGGAAGACCTGAACAGGTGTAAAGTAAAAGATGCAGTAGTTGAGTGTCTTTTGAATGCTGCTATCTACGGTACAGGCATTGCCAAGATTAATGTTATAGACGAAATAGATCGTGTACCAGTAGAAACTGCTGTTCCTAATACACTTACTACAGATGTTAGTGTTCAGGAAAATGTAATTACTTCTGTAAAGGTTGACTCCCTTACACCAAAAGAATTTGTTATTGATCCCTGTGTAACTTCTATTGACGAAGCTCTTGGTGTTGCACAGGTAGTCGCTAAGCCTAAGTATGAAATCATTGAAGGAATGAAAGAAGGGGTTTACGAAGATAAACCTCTGGGAAGTTATGACCATATTGACTTTGGTTATGACGAAGAGTCGGATGGTGATTACTCCGATATGGATAAGGTTAAGATCGTAGAATACTGGGGACGGGTTCCCAAAAAGTATCTTAACAACAAAACCGAAGGACTGTTGGAAGAGTTTGATTACGAAGACGACGAGCTTGTAGAAGCTGTTGTTGTTATTGCAAATGATTCGGTAGTTCTTAAAGCGGCTGAAAATCCATATCTGATGAAAGATCGTCCTTTTGTGTCTTTTCAGCTAGATCGGGTTCCCAATAAATTCTGGGGACGAGGCGTGGCAGAGAAAGGTTACAATCCTCAAAAGGCTCTGGATGCAGAATTAAGAGCAAGGATTGACGCTCTGGCCCTTACAACACATCCTATGATGGGTGTGGATGCTACTCGTCTCCCAAGGGGAGTCAAGTTCGAGGTCAAAGCCGGTAAGACAATCCTTACAAACGGTGATCCTCGGTCAGCCTTGCTCCCCTTAAACTTTGGAAATGTAGCAAACACTACATTTACTGAGAGTGCTGAACTAGAGCGTATGGTTCAGATGGGTACTGGAGCGATGGACGGGGCTAATAGCAACTTTGCTAACCCCCGTAACTCTACTGCTTCTGGCATGTCTATGCTACAGGCAGCATCCATCAAACGTCAGAAGCGTACTATTATGAACTTTCAGGAAAACTTCCTAATACCTTTGATTCACAAGTCTGCTCTACGCTACATTCAGTTTGCACCAGAGCGGTATCCGGCAGGAGACTACAAATTTAAAGCATACTCAAGCATGGGTATCATGGCTAAAGAGTTGGAGATGATGCAGCTTATTCAGCTTATGTCCATGACTCAGCCGGGAACTCCTCCTCACGCTATGCTTCTTATGTCCATCTTTGATAACAGTTCTGTACCAAACAGGGACGCAATGAAACAGGCTATTGCTCAGACAATGCAGCCTGACCCAGCAGCCGCACAGGTACAGCAAATTGCACAGCAACTTGAGCTTATGAAGTTGCAGATGGAAATTGAAGAGATGAAAGCCAGTGCAATGAAAGACACTGCACATGCCGTCAAGCTACAGTCCGAAGCTCAGACTAAAGTACCTGAGATTGACATGGCTAAAATTCAGATGGAACTGGCAGAAAAGCTGGCACGTATTGAAAAACTTAAAGTAGATACTGAAAATGTAAGGTCTGAAACAATGCGTAATGGTCCTGAAGTTCAGCATCTACAGTCAGAAACTATTCTTAATCTTGCAAAAGCTCAGAACCAGTGACTGACAAAGAAATTCTTGAAGGACGTTTAGATTTATTTACCAACGACGCTTGGGTTTCCTTTACTAAGGAACTTGAAGAAATGGCAAAATCGTTGGAAAATATACAAAACATACCTGACGAGAAGACCCTGTTCTTACGAAGGGGTCAGGTGGATATGCTAAATATGATAATTAATTTAGAGGAAACCACCAAACTAGCGTTGGATCAATTAGAGTTAGATATCTAATCCCAGCATTTTTTAACTCCATAATCTTTATAGACGGAGGATTGGTAATATGGATAGCATTGTTGTAGAAGAAAAAGTCGAAACGCCTGAGGAAGCAGAACAGTATGCGAACATCGAAGAGGCTCCCGAAGTGGAACAACCTCAGGAAGAGCAAGAGGTGGAACTACCTGAAAAGTTCAAGGGTAAGTCGATGGAGGACATCGTATCTTCATATGAAAACCTTGAAAAAGAACTTGGACGGAAGGGTCAAGAACTAGGCGAACTCAGGAAACTAACAGACGGTATTCTTCAACAGCAGATTACCACACAAGAAAGCGGAACAGAAGAGCTTGAAGAGGAAGTTGATTTCTTCGATAACCCTGAACAAGCGGTCAGTAAAGTTATTGAAAACCATCCTAAGTTCCGTGAGTTTGAACAGCAGCGTCAAGCACAACAGATTGAGACGACTACTGCCAAACTTAAAGAAGCTCATCCTGATTTTATGGATATCGTTGCTGATTCCAAGTTTCAGGAGTGGGTTCAGGATAGCCCCGTAAGGCAGCAGCTATTTGTTTCGGCACACAACTACAATTTACCAGCCGCTATGGAACTGATGAATAATTGGAAAGAGCGATCACTGATAAATAACACAAGTGAAGTCGAAGCAGAAAAAGCAGCCAACCGCGAACAAGCTATGAAGGCAGGAAAAGGTGTTTCCCGTTCTTCTTCTGAGTCTACAGCCGGTAAAAAAATCTACCGTAGAGCTGATCTTATCAGACTTAAAACTACTGACCCTGCTCGTTATGAGTCACTACAGGATGAAATCCTAGCTGCTTATGCAGAGGGTCGCGTTAAGTAACCCTTATAAAGAAAGGAATTAAATTATGGCTTTGGGTACTGGACATCAAACTACCACGACGGGTGCAACTTTTATTCCCGAACTGTGGTCCGACGAAGTTATTGCCGGTTATAAGGCAAATCTCGTCCTCGGTAACCTCGTTACCAAAATTAACCACGCCGGTAAAAAAGGCGACACGATCCACATTCCGGCTCCGGTTCGTGGTTCTGCTAATGTTAAAGCTGCAAACACTCAGGTTACGCTTCAGGGCGACACTCACAGTGAAGTGCAGGTTAGCATCAACAAGCACTATGAATATTCCGTCCTGATCGAAGACATAACGGAAGTTCAGGCGCTTCAGTCGCTTCGCCGGTTCTACACCGACGATGCTGGCTATGCTCTTGCTACGCAGGTTGACACGGACCTGTTTACGCTTGCTGAAGGCTTTCAGGGTGGAACAGTAGGCGGCACGGGTGCCTCTCTGTATGAAAAGGCTGTTATCGGTGGTGACGGAACGACCCTGTACACGGGTAACTCTTCGAACGCTTCTGACCTGACGGATGCTGGTATTCGTGCCATGATCCTCAAGCTGGACAACGCTGACGTTCCTTCGGATAACCGTTGCATGGTTATTCCTCCGATTGCTGCTAACGACATGCTCGGCATTAACCGCTTCACTGAACAGCAGTTCATTGGTAACGGTGACGCCATCAAGACTGGCAAGATCGGCAGCATCTACGGCATGGACGTTTATGTTTCGTCCAACTGCCCGTCCATCAACTCCGATGCCCAGCGCGTTGGTGTCATGATGCACAAAGATGCTCTGTGCCTTGCTGAGCAGATGGGTGTTCGTTCGCAGACCCAGTACAAACAGGAATACCTCGGTGACCTGTTTACGGCTGACACGTTGTACGGTGTTGCGGAACTCCGCGACAACGCTGGTGTTGCCTTCGTTGTACCTGCTACCTAAGTAGGTCTAGGGAGTCTCCGGTCTAATGGCTGGGGACTCCCACCCTTATACAGGATAAGCTAATATGATTACTCTTGAAGCAGCCTTATCGGATACCAGTTACAATCTAGAACTGGAAAAGATTAAAAACAAGATAGCACAGCTATATAAAGAACTGCTTACCAAGACTTTTAAACAAGCTAATCCTGCCGCAAGTATAGAAGAGTTGTATAGTTTTTTAGAAGAAAACGAATTGGAATTCAAAGATACTGAAGAGTTTGAAGACGAAGCGGCAGATATTGAAAACATTCTATCATTGCTTTCAGACAAAGAAGATTTAGACCCTATCAAAGAAAAATCTTTTGAAACTCCTTCGGTAGCCTCCGGTAAAACACCGGGAAACAAATCAAATGAAAAAGGTGAAGTTCCAAACACCGTAGCATTAAAAGATTACAAAGGAGGATTGTTTACTCCTCCAGATACAAAAGTTAAGAAAGTTACAAAAGCACTTAAAACTCCTACTGGAAAAGTAACCAGAGTTATTGACGACAATCCTAAAGTAGACACTCAAAGGTTAAAAGAAGTGTGGGATAAGGAACGAGACAAGCTTTTAGAATTGGTTAGACAACGTAACAAGGAATATGGTGTTGTACTATGAAACCTGTTAAAAATCGAAAAGCCGGTAGCTTTGTCAAAAAGAAAAAGAAAAAGATGACAGAGGAAAAGAAAAAGAAAAACCTTGCTCGTTGGGCTGGGGAAAGACTTAGAGTATCGTAATGCCCCGTGGAAGGACAAAACCTTTATTTAAACCCATGCCTAAACCACAGACTCCTAAGTGGTCAAGGCAACAGTTGTTTATAAAGCTTTCTAACCAACGACAGGACGAAAGAGCGCCTTATGACGACGGTGACCAAGCTCTTTACGGTAGTATTAAATCATTGTATGGAATAGCTAGATATTCTTCACGCAGTTAAACACAAGAGGTAACAAATGAGCGATTATACAATTCAAGTTAGCTGGTCTGGCAAAGATGCTCTAGCCGATTCTGACCCTAATAAAATTATTTCTGGTGCAGATTTTAACACTGAGTTTAGTGCTGTTCAAACTGCGGTAAACACTAAGTATGACTCCGCTGATCTCGGTGTAACTCTTCAACAGTACGACGCTGACACAGCAAAGACCGATACAGCGCAGACGTTTACCGTCAGCCAGCGTGGGACTATCACTACAGACAATGACTTAAACTTTGACCAGAACACCACTAATAACTTCAAATGCACCCCCAGCGGCACCGGCACGCTGACGTTCACAAACCACACCGCTGGTCAGTCGGGTAACATCCTTCTGATCAACAGTGGCGGTCACGCAATTAGCCTGCACGCAAACACTAAAGGCGATGCCAACTTGGCTAGCACAATCAGCACCGCTGGCACCTACTGGCTCAGCTACTACGACGATGGCACGAATGCGTATGTGGTCACCAGCACGGCGTTTGCATAATGTCGATAATCCAAGGCACATCTAAGTCGTCTGCGGCAACGTTCGAAATCGATCAGTCGATCCGGTTTAATGACGGGGACACGCCATCACTCAGTCGGACTATCGGCACGCCAACCAGCACGCAGAAGTTTAGCTTTAGTACATGGATAAAGCCTTGCACTTTCTTTAACGACACTGCTTCAAGGGCTATTTTTTCCGCTGCTACGCCGGGCAATTCATCAAGCGACCGAGATATTATCAGTTGGGAAAATGACGTCTTATATGTGGCTTTTAATACCGGCTCGTGGGCTGAAATAAAAACCAGTCAAGTTTTCCGTGATCCCGCAAGCTGGTATCACATTGTTGTTGCAATGGATACAACTCAATCGACAGCAAGTAACAGAACTAAAATTTATGTGAACGGATCACAAGTCACAGATTTTTCTGCTGCGGCATACGTTTCACAAAATGACACAATTGCAATTTGTACAAGTGGAAAGTTACAAGCAATCGGTGCATATGCTTACGATATTACCTCAGCAAATGACCGCATTGATGGATACTTAGCTGAAATAAATTTCATTGATGGTCAGCAACTAGACCCAACCAGCTTTGGAGAAACGAACAGCGACACTGGCCAGTGGGTGCCGGTGAAGTACGCAGGCTCTTATGGAAACAATGGCTTCTACCTGAAAGGCCAAGACAGTTCTGCGTTGGGCG